AATTACATATCCCATCTTCTTTGTCACTTTAATTTTCTCAGAAGATCCTCCACTTAGATTAGTCATAATAAATTTTTGATAATAGGCGACCACCTCGGATTCTTCTTTCGCCTCAACTACAGTAATAACTTTGTCCATTGGAATAATTATAATACCTTCGGTAGGCATACTTCTTAACCATGGCATCATTCTCAGACCCTCATGAGATCCATTCATGCTGACCGTCTCGATTTCTACAGGATCACTGATAATCAAAACCGTGCGACCATTCTCTTCAGAAGGCATAACCTCTCCAAAGATCTCTTCGCCTGACACTAATTTTACTGATGCGTAGAATTCTTCTTCCATCTTATTTTAGTTTGATGTGGGACAGTTCATAATGAAAGTCTTCTTCTTTATATATTTTAATTCTTTCTATGAGATGATTCAAGGTGTAATTCCTTTTAGAATTAAATGTAATATCATCTGCGATATCGTATAACATAGCCTTGGTTTTGTCCTTAGATTTCCTTAGAACTCTACCAATACTTTGTAAATTTCGTATTCTACTTTTGCTAGGAGAAGCAAAGACTACATTATGAAGGTTCTTAATGTTAATTCCAGTTGAGAAGGTGCCGTAAGAGGCAACAATGATTGCATTGTTTTCCCTATCAACGATTGATCGAACCTCTTCTCTTTCTTCTCCGTCCACTCCACCATGTACATAGAATACTTTCCTGTTATTCTCTACGTTATTATTTATTAAGTTGTATAATGGTTCACCATGAGCTTCAACTCTACTGTACAGGACTAGAGTGTTGCCTTTCAGAGTCAAAGTGAGGTTCTTGATAAACTCATTTCTCCTTTCATGTTCTATGATATAGTTCATTTCTTCTCTGTATTCATCAAACGGGCGTGGATCATGTTTAAGTAGTATAATCCGTATGGATAACTTCGCCAGTTGTCCTTTGGCCTGTAGTTCTGATGTCTTGGTCACTTTGTATGATGGGCCAAACAACCCCTCTAAAACCCATTTATGAGTCTGTGTACCACTTAACGTACCAGTAAATCCATATCTATACTTAGTGTCTCTAAGTTTAGACATGATATTAATAAGAGATTTAGATTTGAATTGATGTGCCTCATCTCCAACAATTACATCAAACTGAGAGAACCATTGTCTGTCCATCTTGTAGATAGATTGCCAAGTTGATATTGTTACACGTTGTTGTGCATTTTTATTTCTACCAGAATATACCCTATGACAATATTTTTCTACATCCCAACCGTAGTCAGTGAAGTCCTTATACATTTGTTCTACAAGAGATGTAGTGGGAACTACAAGTAATATTCTTCTTTTCCTACCTACATGATATCTTGTTACAGCATAGATCATCAATGACTTGCCTGATCCAGTGGGTGATATAATTAATCTTCTGTTATTTCTGAGTGCATCAAATACACCATCTATCTGATAATCTCTAGGCTTAAAACTAGAAATTGCAGTCATGTAATCCTTTACACCTTCTAATGATATCTCTTCATTCTCTTCAAATGGTGTTCCGTATGTTTCATTGTCTAAAAATCTGACACCATAATTGGCTTTCTTTGCCCAAGAAACTATTTTATCTAATAATCCAACGTAAACTTCTCCTGTGGCAGTGGAGAATAATCTTATTTTACCATCCCAATGTCTGTTCCTATATTGCGGCATGAATTTTGCGCCAGGAACATCAAAAGTAAAGTAGTCTGATAGTTCTTGTTGAACATGAGGTTCAGCATCTACTACAAGATGTACTTCATTTTTTTTAGAGATAGTGAGGTCACTCATAGCCCATTAGTAAATCGTTGCCATTCGATGGCATTTTTGATTTGATATGTTCTATTCTGTATAACTTTTAGAATACTCTCCAGATATTCTAACATTATCTGATAGTATTCGATTTTTGCTGTGCATTTTATAAGATCCTCGTCTGCATCAAAGTATTTGTCTAAGTCTGCTTTGAGAACTTTATAGTCAAAAGGTTTTTCTGCATATACATCTGGTGATGCCTTACCACTGTAGTATATCCACTTCTCCTTTTTTAGGATTTTGTATTGTGTCTCCTGTGCCTTTCTTAAAGTCAGGATATTATTGTAAATTCTATAATACTTTGCATGTAAGGCTGGTACTTTTATAGATTCTGAGTGTAATAATTCTTGATCTATTACCGAGTCCTTATCCCAAAGTTCTTGTATGAACTCAAGATTCATTCTCTACTAAACTCTCCACATTAAAAATAGTATATTTGAAAGTAGCTGTCGCCATAATATAATTTATATCAGTTGCATCAGCGGTAAATGGAACTGGTGTTAATGAAACTGGAAACATATCCTTAAAGAGGATTTTTGCAATTGGATTGAAGCTACTATTATATACTAACAGAGTTCCATCCGATCTGGCACCATCCAACAGACTATCTTTTTGAGGATCTAAAGATACTGCTTCTCCAAGAGTCTCTGGATATCCAAGAGATCTCATCCACCTTTCCATTTGTAAGTAATTTTCTAAATTTTCATCTATAAAAAATTCTATACTTAGATCACCGTAAGTTAATTTATCTCCAGGCACAGGAATATCTCTCAAGTAAGTAGTCTGAACAGCTACTCCAAGATCAATGTTTGGTATTGAAACTGACTGTGAAAAGAAATCTACCTTTGGTGTTTTAGCCAAAGAAAATTTGAATCCAGCAGGCGAGAGAAAATTCCTATTTTTAATTTGCCTAACAAAAGGATTGTTACTTACTGGCATGGGATTTTTTAATTATTTAGCAATTTTTGTTAAGGTCTTCTGCCATGTTGCCACCTATTTCTGCACCTTGATTGCCACCAAACATCGCTACCCAACCAGCTGCAACCCAACCAACAAAAGGAATAGTTGAGAGAGTAGGAGCAGCCGCGGCACCCACACTAGTTCCAACTAATCTACCTGTACCCTCTGCACTTCCGACTGCCTTGATACAGGCCTCACTTTTTCGTGCGGCAGTTATCTCCGCAGCTTGTCCTTGAGTCAATCCAGGCTTTCCGTCTAACCAAGAACGATTGTTAGATACTGCACCACCTTGGTTGGTCTGACCATCCATAAAGTATTCTTCTGCAATCTTAGTAGTATTGTTTGCCAGTCCTAAGAATCCACCTTTCTTTTTGATGTCCTTAGTAATGTATGCAGTCTTAGGATCGTTTGCTTTATATGAAATAGCATATCCATCCTTTTGTACACTTACTTTGTATGATGTATATGGGCCTACTGGAGGATTGATACTTGGTAGTGTCGGTTCAGTTTTTCTTGTAGCAATATATCCAATTATACCTAGTTGAGAGACAGTGAATAAACTACCTACTAAACCAAGAGATATCCATTTCCAGTTGACATGAATAATTCTTTTTTTCTTTGGTTGAGGTCTATCCTCAGGCTTAATATATGAATCACTCATAATTAATACACAAATTCGTATATTATATAGGCATAAAAAAAGAGACCCATTTGGGTCTCTTGTAGGATTGTAATTATCTGAATTACATTAGGTTTGCAACCTTTACTCTTCTGTAGTAACGGTTTGAGTTGGATAGAAGTCTTCCAAGACCTTGGTTAGATACGTTACCTTCTGCAAATGGGTTTGCAACGATTCCGTAACGAGTCTTAAAGCCAATTTTTGGTTGGAATGTGTCTTGTCCCACAGCTCTTACCATCTGTAATGGAACGTAAGGGCAGTAGAATAATCCAGCATCATAAGGGTTAGTACCCTTGTAACCAACAACGTAGTACTGATTAGCGTCATTGTTTGCAGCGAATGGGTCGATGTAAACTTTGTACTTACCAGCAAGTGTACCAGCAAATGTGTTACCAGTATCGTCAACGTTTAAGTTAGCGTTAAGTGCAGGGGTGTAGTCTAGGATTCCAGCCATTGTTAGAGCTGAAGCAACGTCGGCAGAGCATAACACAACGTTACCCTTTCCGCGACGAGTTCTTTGTGCGATTTGGTTCGCATCTCTTTCGATCTGGAATAGAAGTCCTTTGAACTTCTCAACTGACCAACGACCATTACTGTCGGTGTCTAAGTCGAACGTTCCAGCGGTTGCAGTGTTGATTGTTGCACCTTGTTCTGCGACCTTGTAGATGGTACGGATAACTTCGCGGTTGATCTCTGCAAGAATCTCTGTTGAGAGAATGTTTGCGAGTTCAGACTCAGCGTTTAATCCGTGAATTGCCTTAAGGTCTTGAGCCAATTCTAAACTGTACTCAGCTTTGAGTGCTCTGGACTTCGCAGTCACAGTAACTTTCTC